GGAATCTTTTCTTTCATATCTTTTTATACATTGAAAAAAAGTCATACTAATAGTCTGTCTTATATCCTCTTCATCTCCATATCTCTTGGCCATGTATTGTATGCCGGCTCATAACCTCTTGAACATGTTTGTAATTTGGTTTATTTAATTTGTTTTTCATTAAAGCGAATCTTACATAAGAGTTTTTAACAAATAAACTTATAAATCTTCTAATATCATAGTCGTCAAGATTATATCTACCATGATAAAGAAGTGACACGTATTTTGTTAAAAAGTTATTAAATACTTTTAGTAATTCTTCTTGAGCTTTTGGGTCTTCTTTTTTTGCTCTTGCAATCAAATCTTGCATTTCCGACTCTGCAAGGTTGTAGTACTGTTCTTTATAAGCGGCCATAAATTATTTTCCTTCCCAATTTAAAACCAAAGAGCTGTACTCTGTTCTTATATCTTCATAATATATCACTATTGGAACCTCTAATTCTTCCATAAATTCAACAGCATCTTTTGAATACTTACTGATGATGCATATTAGTTTTTCAAATTCTTTTGGATAATACCTTTTAAATCTTTTTAACTTAACTTTACTTTTTGTATCTAGGTATCCCTTTATTTCAACCCACTCTCCAGTTTTATTAATAAAAAAATCTGGAGTGTAACCTTTTGTTCCCCTTTTAATTGGAAATGAAAATACTGTTGGTTCAAATTCAAATTTAATGCTGTATCCATTAAGTATTCTTACAAAATTAGCTTCCCAATTAGATCTTACGTTAAGTTGTATATCAGTTCTAAATCCAGTTTTAGTATGCTTATATGCGTTACCCTTGCTAGCAATTTTTTTTACAGCGTGATCTGTTTCTAATAAATTTTCTAATTTTGTCTTAGAAAAGGTTGGAGATTTTTTTGAAGATCTTGTAGAAAAAAACGTCTTCGAGTTGACAATCTCAGTTTTCATGTAGTAACCTCTATCTTGCTCATAGCATAATATAACTCTTAAGAAACATTATACTTTATAAAAGATAAAAATACAAAAATATGTTGCAAAGGTTGCAACGGAAAGTACGGAAAGATATAATGGAAACCATGACAACAAAAACAGAGCTGTTTAACAGCATCAAACAAGCAATAAACCACAATGTAATCGATAGCCTTCAAGAGGCTGGTTACGACAACACAATGGCAACCAAGCTGGTTACTCAGTTTGAGGGCCTCGAAGCCAATGATTTGGTCTTTGAATCAGATTCAAGCTTCTAATTAATATAATAATAAAAATTCCCCCGCAGAAATGCGGGGGTTTTTTTATGCCCCTGCTGCCTTTTTATTTCTAAAAACACCCGTGCCACATGCGCCACTCTTTGCATGATCGCAATAACTGCAGGCCCTAGAGTTTGATGTAGCCGCAAATGAGTTATCATTAATAATCTCATTTATAGAATCAATTACATCCTGCTTAAGTCTTTCGAGATCTTCTTTAGTGTAAGTGTGACTTTTGTGTTTACCGGATCTTAAATAATATAGTTCAGCTGTTATTGTTTTATCGGGAAACAGTTCTGAAGCTGCTATTGCATATATCCCCAGCTGGAGATTACTTGGAATGCTTTTTTGAGAGACTTCCCATTTACCAGTTTTATAATCAACGATTGTTACCTGATCACCAACAACATCTATTCTATCTATAAAGCCAACTATTAAGTGATTTCCTAATACAAATTTAAATGCATATTCTTTATCGTATACATTAAATTGTGTATTTATATTTTCATCATAAAATTCATCAAGTATTTCTTTACCTACAGAAATAAGTTGTTCCGATATTTTATGATCCGGGTCATGTGATTCTTTACTTTTTTGATATTCAATTTCTATTTGAGAATAATCTAAACTAGAATCATTAGTTATAACATTTTCTAAAACTGTATGAACAATATTTCCGAAGCACTGCGGCCTCACCAAATAATCTTGGTTCTTTTAAGATATAAGAATAAAAATATTTAGCTGCACATTGTTTATATGTATCTATTCTTGAATAAGAAAATTCAGTAAGAGATAATCTTTGCAGTGGGTCTAGGTCTTCTAGTTTTTTAATTGTTATTGTCATTTAATTCTTCACGTGGATCGTATACGATATTTCCTTGGGCATCATACTCTATGCCATCTTTGTCTATTGTGTGATTATTAATCATATTTTTATACAAATTTTCTCCAACAGCAACCCAACCTGAGTTTCCTATTTCCATAAAATCATCTTCTATATATGGCCAAGACATATTGTTTTCCTAATCAACTGAAATTACTGTGTTGTTTATTGAGTCGATATTGAAATAGTAATTCAACAAACTATATATATCATGTAGTTCTTGTTTTGTAGCAAGAAAACCAACCACTCCAGACTGAACAAAATATGATGGCTCAGATTCTCCCACGTGCTCATATTCAATTAATTGAATATCTCCAAGTAGCATTCTTCCAACTTCTTTTTTATTATCCATATTAGTCCTCGTATATTGTTATTGGATTAAAATTTGGGTCGTCCATTTTTTCTCGCATATCAGATACGTAAGAATCCCAATCTCTTTCATCTTCGGATTTTTTTTCATACTTTACTGTACCTTTAAACGGATTGGTTTTAAATCTTGTAATTAAAAGCTTACCCTCTTTAGTTCTCCATCTTAAAATGCCGTTTTTACAGTCACAAAAATCATCATTATGAACGTCAATTTTTCCAGCTGGATCGTATCTACCGCTACAGCCATTACACTTTGTATACCTACCTTTATCTTGACATCTACTGCATGAAGAGCAATATACCCAACATGGTTTTGTTGATGGGTTTTGATAAGATCCAGGAAGTGTCATTATTTTATCTCCAACTCTAATATTTTTTCTACTATTGGCACTATTTTTGTCGATGCCAATGTATCAAACTTATAAATAAATTTATGTTTATTATCGCAAATTTCCAAAAAAACAGGTCTATTACCTTTATTATTAGATATTATATCATATATGCTATCTATTGTCACGCCACCTATACTATTTTTTAAATTAAATATAATTGGTTTTCCACCAGTAAAAATTTTTTGATCAATTTTTTCTGATGAATTATAAAATATTTTTGTAATGGAATTTTCTTCATCATTTTCTTTGTTTAAATTTCCACTTATAATTAATATATCTCCAACATTAAAGTAGTCACTAGGTATTTCTTTCGCTGCTCTTGGAAAAACAATAACCTCTACGTTTGACGAAATGTCTTCAAGGTCTAATTTAAACATCTTATCGCCTTTTTTGGTCGTCATTTTTTTAACGGAATTAATTATTCCACCAATCTTTATTGGAGTACCAGAATCATAAGAGCTAAGATCAATAATTTCACTTGTAATTTGATTTGTAATTACATCCCATATTCCCATAACGGGGTGACTGGTAACGTATATTCCTAATTCAGATTTTTCTTTTTCTAAAATTTGCAGTTCAATTCTTCTACTAATCTCTATATCATTATCATCTATTAGTTCATCTAATGCACCAGCCAAAGCAAGGTGTTCTAATGTTGATTTTTTTAAAGTTACTGGATCACATCTTCTGTAGAAATCATACATACTTGTATATGGTTTTTTTAAATCTCTTGCTTGCACTATACTTTCTGCAATTGTCATGCCAATACCATCAATGGCGGATAAACCAAACACTATTGAAGAATTATCCACTACTTCAAAATCTATTCCAGATTTATTTATTGATGGAGGAAGTACATTTACCCCCAATTTTCTACAATCAGAAAGATATAAAGCCTGCTTGTCTTTATTCCCAACAACAGAGCTCATCAAAGCTGCCATATACTCTACAGTATAATTTGATTTTAAATATGCGGTAGTATAAGAAATCATTGCATAACTAGCAGCGTGTGCTCTATTGAATCCGTATCCACCAAAGTACTCAATGTCCGAGTAAATTTTATTAGCTTTATCTTCGGTTATATTTGAGACCTTAACGCAGCCATCTACAAACTTTTTTCTAAACAAAGAGATTTTATCCATTTGTTTTTTTCCTATAGCCTTACGCAAGTCATCTGCTTCAGCTGAACTAAAACCAGCCAACTCTCTAGCAACACCAAGAACATCTTCTTGATAAAGCATAATGCCTAAGGATGGACCTAAAACGTCTTCGAGCTTAGGGTGATCGTATGATATTTTAGATTTTCCGTTTTTTCTATCTATATAAAGCTTGTCCATTCCAGACCCCATGGGACCTGGTCTATACAACGATATTAAAGCCATTATATCTTCTATGTTTTGTGGCTGAAGCTGTATCATGAGCTGTCTCATTCCAGCGGACTCAAGCTGAAACACTCCAATGCAATTGCCTTTGCATAATTCTTCAAAAGTTTTTTTATCATCTAAAGGAATTTTTTCTATATCTAATAATATTCCTTTTGTTTTTTCTATTAACTTAATACATGAATCTATTACGCCAAGATTTCTTAAACCCAAGAAGTCAATTTTTAATAGGCCACATTGTTCTACCCTACCCATATCCCATTGAGTGACAAGTGGAGCATCGGCTCCCTTTTTCATAACCGGGAGATAATCTGTTAGAGGGCCCTTGGATATAACAACACCAGCTGCATGTATTCCAGTTTGTCTAACTAAACCCTCTAAGCCCATAGCTGTGTCTACAATGAGCTTTGAATCTGCACTTGTATTATATTCTGATTTAAATTCTTGAACCTCCATGCACTCAGACAAGCTTTTTGAAATTCCTAAAACAGGAGCAGGAACAAGTTTTGCTATTTTATCTCCGGATACAAAATCATAACCCAACGCTCTAGCCGAATCGCGCAAAGATTGTCTAGCCCCAGTTCTGTTAAAAGTACAAATATGAGCAACTTTGTCATCTCCATATTTAGATCTTGCGTATTCAATTACCCTATCTCTATGTCTGTCATCAAAGTCAAGATCAATATCTGGCATTGACTTTCTTCCTTCTACCAAAAATCTTTCAAACATTAAACCAAATCTAACTGGATCTAAGTTGGTAATATCAAATGCGTAAGACAAAACACTACCCGCTGCCGAACCTCGCCCCCAACCAACTCTTATTTCATTATCTTTGGCCCATTTAACTAAATCAGAAACTACTAAAAAGTATTCAGAAAATCCCATTTCTTTTACTACTTTTATTTCATGATTAGCTCTATCGATTATATTTTGAGGAACAGGATCACCGTATCTTTTCTTCAGTCCATCCCAGGCCAATCTTTCAAAATACTCAGTTGAATTTTCTTTTGTAGGTATAGGAAAATCTGGAAAGTGTATCTCTCCAAAATTTAGATTAATATCTACCATATCATTAACATGCATAGTATTTTTTAATAATTCATCAGAAAACACAGAAGACATGTCGTCATAAGATTGAAGGTAGAATTTGTCACCAGAAAAAGAAAATCTATCAGGAGTATTAATATTTGAGTTTGTTGCCACGCAAAGCATTATGTCATGGGCTTTAGCATCGTGCTGATGTACGTAGTGGCAGTCGCCAGTGGGAACCACCTTAGCACCTATCTTATTTGCTATCTTAATTAGATCTGGAATAATCTTTTTTTGTTCATCTAAATCGTGATTTTGTATTTCAATAAAATAGTTTTCCTTACCCACTATAGACTGCATCGCTGCAGCATGGTTTAATGCCGCGTTGTAATCGTTTCTAAGCAGTGCTTGGGATACTTCTCCGTTGAGACAGCCAGACAGGACTATAATGCCATCTGAATGCTGAGAAATTAGATCATGATCAACCCTAGGCTTCACGTAGTAACCCTCAATAAAGGCCTTAGATGACATCTTAATTATATTATGGTAACCTATGTTGTTTTTAGCCAATACAGTTATATGATATGGGCCTCTTTGTTCCCATTCATTTTTTGATGGGCCAGATCTTTCTTCTTCATCTCTATCAAATCTAGTTTTTCTTGCTTGATAAAATTCAGAACCCAGTATTGGTTTAACCCCAACCGCTTTTCCAGCGTCATAAAAATCTAACCAAGAGTGTATATTGCCATGATCAGTGGTAGCTATGCCAGTCATCCCTAATGACTTAGCTCTTTCTAAATATTCTTCAACCCTACCGTGCCCATCAAGCATTGAGAAAACGGTATGATTATGTAAGTTGGTCCAATTCTTCAAGCTACAATCCTCTCTCGGTATCAGAATTTTCCAAAGCTTGATCTCTAGTTTCTCTATAGGTTATTATCACAATTCCACCACAGTATTTACATGGCACTGGTTTTCCAGCTTGGGCAAATGGACTATTGTACATGTAGTTCATTGGTTGATCAGACTTACACTCGGAACACGTTCCTATGACGTCGTCTGGATCATTAATATTATTTGTCATTTATTGTTTTCCTTTTTATTTTTATACGCAAATCTTATTGGAGACGGATTTGATACTTCTGTTCCTTCAACAAATTTATTTCCTATCGTAATCCATTTCTTTTTTTTCTCTAAATGACAGTCACCACATCCAACTCCAGCTGCATTAGCTCTTTCGCATGTATATGGCCTACCCCCAATACCCAACTGTCTTCTTTTGATCCAATCATTTATGTGACTCGTTGATTTTTCGTAGTTAAAATCATCACACAAACTAAGAATGCTGTATAAAAACTTAATTGAATCTTCACTATAAGTTAATATAGAGCATAAAAAAAGTCTAGATTCATGATCTAACTTGCGAGTTCTTTTAGCGTTCTCTATATGCCTACTTATTGCAGAACAATTTTCTAATAATTCTTTTTCTGTAAAAATTTTTTCTGTTGTTTTTAAAGTTTTAAAGGCGGAAGATCCTTTTTTGTTAAAATAATCTAGAAAATCTTTTGATCTTTGTTTATCAATTTCCATATCATATGTAAAATCTCTAAACCATTCGTTGGCCTTTAGATCAAAAGCCTGTTCTTCAACTGCATTATTTGATTTTACTTTGCAGTACAATTTAATATCTTCTAAACTAGAAAATAATATATTTTTTGGTATTAAATTTTTATATAAACCAGTTTCTTGATGCTTGGATCCTGGATATCTCCACATTCTTCTTGCATCGTATACGCTAAAATCTATTGATTCTATGTTTAGATTTGATTTAATCTTACTTGCAATATACCTAAAAATATTTGGTAAAGCGTTAGATGGATTTATTCCAAGTGCTATTGATTCACACTCAATATGAAAACCTTTTTTACCAGTAAAGTATACTAATAAAGATTTTTCTGGTATATATTTTTCTAAATATAAATATAATACTTTACATTCTTCCCAAGATTTATTTGGATCAGAATTATCTAAATCGAAATATAATGATCCAAGCCTTATTGCATTATCTATATCCAAAGAGTTATAATGCCAAACAGAGGTGTATATACCAACATTCTCATACTTTTCGCAGTATTTTTCCATATCATATATGGAAGTAAATCTTGGGTTTTCTCCATCTTTATCTCTAATAATTCTGGATAAAGATGGAACATACTTTGCTGTTTCAACAAGATTCCATGAACTTAAGTACTTTGTTGGATCAGATGGAATTTTCATAGTATCTTTTTTTTATTTTCTATATTATTTATATTACAAATTATTATCTTATTATCGTTATTCATTAAGTTACTGTTGGTTCTATAGTAAACAGATTCTGATATAAGATATTCTAAACGATTTAGAAGATAATTTCTTCTTCTAATTCTTTTTTCCGGTTCCATCTTTTCTCCATATTGGATTTATCAAATCGCTATCTTCTATTATACTATGTATTTTTGATGCAATGTTATCCGCAATGTGAACAATATAATCTAAATAAGTTATAGGATATGTTTCTGGTACTGGTGACCATGGACCTAGGTGACATCTAACTAATCTAAGTATTGATTGAACAATATCTTCTGATAGGTACAGAGTAGAAGATTCTAATTCTGAAGAAAATTGTTTGTCACTTTTTTGACAATTTGAAATAAATTTTCCAACTGTATAGGGATGCATTGGATCATATTCAAACTTATTTGAATCCATATTTTTTACACCCTTACAAACATCGTGTATAAGGCATGCTGATATAACTATATCTTTTTCTTCTAAAGAAAGATTATAAGATTCGCAAAGAAGATTTGCTATTCTAACCACTCTTTTGGTATGAAGAACATTTCCACCCTCACCATGCTCATCCGCTGGGTGATACTTTCCACTAAAACTTGATGGTATTTTCCAAAATGAATCGGCTTTTATTAATATAGATCTAATAAAAGATCTTATACTTTCATCATTAATTAAATTAATTTCATTTAAAATGGGATCCAACATTTCGTTTTCAGAAGATATTGAACTATGTTCTTTTTGACTTATTAAGATATCATCTAGTATTGATTTAGTCATTGTTTTTATCCTTTTTCCATCCATCCCATTTTGAACACGGTGTATCAAAAGGGCATTTTTTACAGTATGCTATAAGTCCTCTTTTAGGAGCAAATATTTCAGTAGCTAATAACTTTTCATGCCACAGTTCTAAATTATTTATGTCAGAATCTGTAACTATAAACTCAGAAAAATTTAAATTTTGGCTCATTAAATCTATAATTCCAAACTTTACTTCAGACATTCTTTCCGGATGTCTAGTTTGAAAACCTTTATATAGGGCGGCAAAATCTATCTTATATTGATCCCTATTACTTTGTTTATAGTTAAACATTAATTTAATAACATAAAAAATTTTATCTTTATATAAAATAACATCAAAAGTATCTGATATATTATTTCCATTTCTTCCTGGAATAAAATAATCATCAGCTATTGCTACGGGAATATAATTTGAATCACTATATTTCTCGTAGAACATTAACAACGCCGCAGCAGCTTTTGATGTTAGACTTGACATATTTCCATAGGCTGTTTCGTGTTGTTCTGTAACAATATCATACGAAGTTATGCCCTTAGGAAACCACATCTTTTCCCATCTATTCAATAAAGCTGAATAGGAAGGTATAATTCCAGATTGTTTTTTAAAGAAGAAAAAATAAATAATATTTTTTATAGTATTTTCAAATTTATTTGTATAAATATCTCTTGAATATATTTTTTCTGCCGCCTTTTCAACATGCCTATAATCATAGAGTCTTTCGCATATTTGAAAATCTTTAAGACCATTTACTGTAATGTTTGACATTAGTGAAAATCCTTGCCACTTAATAGTTCATCAAGTAGTGAGTCGGATGAAGTGTATGAACTATCTGTTACTGGTTCATATTCTTCATATGTTTTTTTATAATCTATGTATTTAACCAATGGTGGATCATGCAGGAATGAAGACCCGGTGATTCTGTTTTTGGGTATCTGGAGCTGCATAATATTTTCATCTTCCGTTTCATCATCTGTTGCCAGTCTTTTTTCGGTTAAGAATATAGTAACTGCACACTTTTGTTGAATAGTTAATGATCCACCAGTATCAGACTGCTGAACTACTTCACGTTTTTCTTTCATTCTATTTGCATTTTCTTGTGCGGTAATGATAAGTGCGCAATTCATATCTCTAGCTAATTTTTCTAAACGAACCATCATCTCTTCAAATTCACTCCATCTTGGTTTACCCTTGCCCCTAGTAAACATAGATTGTATAGTGTCAATTATAACAATGTCTGGCATCATGGAATTTTGTCCTATTATATCTCTTAGCCAAAATTCTAAGTCTTCAAAATATGGAGTATCCGGATCATGTCTAACCATTAATCTATTTCCCCAGCCAGAAAGTTTTGTTTTAAATATTTCTAAATATTTAGATCTTTCTTCTTCAGACCATTTAGATGATTCTAGGTATACGTTTTTTTCTATTATCTGCGTCATTAAAATTCTTTCCCAATGCCCAATGGCTTCTTCAAAATTTATATAAAGAACTCTATATCCATTGTCTAGCCAGTTATTTGCTAGGCATTTTGCAAATGTGCTTTTACCCTTTCCTGAAGCAGCTATTATCGCATGGACTGCGCCCCTAAAGAAACCGCCATCATCCGTATATCCCATGGCCCTATTAAGAGCTTTAAACTGTGTCGGCAAGAAGTTTGGAATATCTAATAGAGAATCAACCCTATCAATTATATCAAGGCCAGTTGTTACTTTATCTAGAGGATTGTATTTAATTTGATTTTCTAGTTCTCTGATCTCTGATGTAAGAGTTTGAACTCGTGCAATATCTTCTTCAGTTTTAAGACCTTTTTGAGTAAGAATATTTTGTAGTTCTTGCAAATAATTAATTTGTTTTCTTTTATTTGCTTTATGTTTAATTAATTCTGTTATAGCGTCGGGGCTAGACAATTCTATTGAATTAAGAATATCTAACATTATTGTAATTCCAGCGTTACCCCCCAGTGCTTCGTATATATTAGAATCACTTTGTAGCCAAGACTTAAACGCTATAGGATTAACTATATTTAAATTAGTTGCCTTATAAAAAGACAAAAGAGCTACATAAAATTCATTAATTCCTTTTTCTCCGTGAATTGTACCAACTATTTGTTCTGGAAGATTGTCATAAAAGTATGATATGGCACCCTCGTGCCTAATGGCCAATGCAAATATCTGATACTCTAAGGGTACAGAGTCTTTATTTATTTCGCTTGTTGGTTCCATTTTCATTTCTTTTTTGTTTTGCTAATCTATATGCTTTTTTTCTGTACTCAGAATTCTTTTTCTTAACCATTTTATAGGCTGTTGTGTTCACAACTTTATTTTTAGGTTTATCTTTTGGAATAAATGGACTATGTCTAATTGCTTCCATCATTCTTTCAAAAACAGATTCTTCTGTTAACTTATCATTATACCTAAAAACAACAAGTGCAATTCCATTTTGCTTACAAAATTCCATTTTTTTAATGTCTCTTTGAATGGCTTCTTCGAATTCATATTTAGAATCAAAAAATCTTTGAGTATAAAAAAAATGTTGTCTACCATGGTATTCAGCGGCAACCTGATAACTGGGACAATAAACATCTAATTTAAGTCTATCTCCAATATGAAATTCATTGATTATTTTTTCACCAGGTAGTAGTTTTTGCATTATTG